TCTGGCTAACCGAGGGTCCTTTTTACGCTCTGCCATAGGGCCTCCTAGAGGACATCACCCCGGAGACGCTTCAGAGTGGCCTCAGGCAGGGCGTTGAACTCGTCCTCGGACATGCTGTTGACGTCAAAGGCGCGCTCACCACGGGCTGCGGAGGACTCTCCAGGCATCTCGGGGGGCTGGGACTGTGCTGCTTTGAGCTTCCGGCTCACTTCCGAACGCTTTTTAGCCACCTCATCCACCTGCCGAGGGGCCGTCGGGCTCGCAAGGGTAGGGGAGTCACCGGCTACCGGGTCCAGGCCATACTCTCGGATGACAAATTTCGCCGCCTTCGAGAGCGCAGCCACCGGGTTGTCACCCTTTACGATGAACGCATCGCGTAGGTCGATGACTTCCTGCGTGTAAGCCTCGTTGTAGTCACCGCTGGTGCGGTCAAAAACGGGGAAGTTGGCCTCCAGATCAGACGCAGCCTGCTGTAACGCCGAGAGCTGCTGGTTCTGAGAGACCGTCTGCTCCATTTTTTGCGTCATTTCGTACTCAATCTGGGCACGCTCAGCGGTGCGGATCTCCATGCGGAGCCGCGCAGCCTTGTCGTGCTCCCCATCGAGCACCAAATTCTGGTATTCAACCTCCTTCGAGGCAAAATCGTAGGCCTCAGGGGCGTCAGGACCCTGGGTTTTAGCCGCCATGAGGTCATCAAGCTGCTTTTGAAGCGCTTTTTGCTTCGCCAGCACCTCATCGAGGCGCGATTTTGGCACCATTGGCTTCTTTTGCTCGGGTTCCGGCTCCTGAGCGACTAAATCTTCAGGCTCCTCGGGCTCCTCGGGCTCCTCGGGCTCCTCGGGCTCTTCAGCCTCCTCGGGCTCTGCATTCGCCTCGGGCTCTGCTTCCTCAGCGGAAACTTCCTCCACTTCTTCGGCAGCCTCCGCAACGGGCTCCCCCTCTTCTTCGTGCTCTTCCTCCACCTGAGGCTCTTGCCCCAGCCCAAAATTGAGGTCTAGGCGCTCAGCAGCAGCCTCCTCCACGGGCTCAGAGCCCGGCATACGGTCAAATTCCATCGGTTTCTGTTCCTGGGCAGCTTCAGCCATGGTCAATCTCCTATTGGGGGGTGCCCATGGGAGCCTGAGCAGGCCCCATGGATGGCCGCTTCGCAGCGGTTTGCATCGCCGTGGCAGCGATTCGGGTAGCCGCCGCAGTCTCTTGCTGCGAACGGCGGGTCTCGTTGGTCAGGTCAGCAAGCTCACGGCGCAGTTCGAGCTCCTGCTCCTTCATCTGGATCTTGGCCTGGAGCTCTGCCATGCGGAGCTGAGGCTCAACATCCGCCGTGTCCTGAACCTTGGCGATGTTCATCGCGGCTTCGGACTGGAGCTTCTGCACCTCGGCCTGGAGCTTGGCCAGTTCAAGCTGTGCCTGCTGCATGGCCATCTGCGCCTGCATGGACTGGATCTCAGCCTGCTCCGGCGTCGGCGGCTCCTGACCCGTGAGCATGCGGATACGCTTAGCCAGCTCCTGCTTCCGGGCCAAGTGGCTGTACTCAACGATGGCATCGTCAGGGATGGCGACCCCCACCTGACGGAGACTCAAGGCTTCAGCGAACTGCACCTCGTCGAAGCTGTCTCTGGCCGGAGCCGTGGCCACTACAACGTCATACTCACCAAGGGTGAGATCGTTAAGAATCCGCCCCTCAGGGGTCATCTGGTTAATCAGGAGAGGCTCCCGGGGCTTAAGGGGGTCGTCCTCATTGGTGATCATGATGATCCGCTCCTCGGTGTAGAAGCGCTGGACCAAGTTGAGCACCTTCTCCGCGAGGTACTGGCGGGACTTACGCAGGTTATCCAGGGGCACCTGAATCATGATGGCGCCACGGTTCTGCTTCGCCTGGATCGCGATGCCTGATACTTCTGCACTGTCCGACCCGAGCATCGAGTCGTTGATCCCACTGATGGCCTTAATGTTCAGCGCAGCCTTCTGGCTGATACGGTCCAGGCCCGTCGGAATCTGGTTCGGCTGGATCTTGGCCGGGGGGTTCGAGCCCCGGTTGTACTCAAGCACGAGGCCTGTTTCGGCTCCATGCTCCTCCAGATCGTCCGCCGTCATACCCACGAGCGATCCGCTCTCCACCACCCAGCCACTATTAGCGGTGGTATTAACGATATGCAGCTCTTGGCTGGCGATCTTGTTCAACTGCTCCTGGGGAGAGAGGAGGTTACGCACCATCCCAAAGGGCCGACCGCGCCGGAAATAGGCGAAGTAGGGCACCAGGGTGAAGTCGTCATAGGGGGACCAGTCGTCATGAAGCACGACCTTGTCGCAGGTGACGGTCCAGCGCACCCGACGCTTCAGCTTCGAGATGATGTTTAGGCTGTGCTGCTTGGCGAACTTTTTGGTCTTAGTCTCAGACCAGTTCTCGGGCACGTCGCGCTGGTCCCCGGTGAAAGGATCAACGAAGCACTCGACGCGGTGCATGCGCCGGTGCTGTCGTTCCACGACCCGCAGCGCACGCACATTCCGGTATTCGTCATCGCCAGGAATACCCGCCCCAAGATAGTCAGATGCCGCATCAAGGTCGCCATAGCGATTCTCTTCGTACTCGATTGAGTCGCGCCCGAAGCTGTTGCCGTTCTCTGCGATAAAGCGCAGTTCTTCGGCTTTTTTCTTCCCGTACAGCTCTTCGATTTCGTCGAGAGTCATCCATTTGGTTTCAAACACCTCGTTCCACGTTTTGGGGTCGTAGTCCTTGGCATCTGGATCAATGAGGATGTCTAGGGGGTCCTTAGCCATGATGCGGACCTCCCCCTCGACGTGATCGCTGAAGTCCATGCGAACGTCAAAGTATCCCCGCCCGTCCATGATCAGGCCGTCGCTGAATACCTGCTGCTCGACCCAGTCGAGCTTGTTGTTGTCCGCGATCTGCATGTACAGCTTGGTCAGCACCTGGGCGACCTCGCTGTCCCCACCCCGGCGCGGCTTGAACTGAATGTCCGCCCGCCGCGTGGACTGCTCACCCAGCACCGTGTTTACCGTCGGCAGGATGGTGTTGATGGTCAGGGCAGGGCGCCCAACCGCTTCGAGGGCGGCAATGTCAGCCTCGTCCCACTGCTCCCCCCGGTAGTACGCATCGCAGCGCTTGGCCAGCTCGATGTACTCAAGGTGCCCGTGGTCCCGGGCCCTGACATAACGGTCCCACTGCTTGCTCGCAATCTCTTGCTGCTCGCCAGGGGTTAGCCGCTTCGCGCTCTTCAAGGTAGCCATATCACGCACTCATCGCAGATTTATGCCGCTCCCCACGAGCCAGGAACTGCAACCTGTCTCGCCAGGACGCCTCTTTAACCACAGGAGCTTGGAAGCTAGAGAATTCGGTCATCATCAGACCTAGCCATGCCAATGCGTCCACTTGGTCGTCATGCACCCCGTTGGGGAACCGTAAGAGCTCCGCAACCAAAGGCCCCGTGAACACCGCATCACGAGGCAGGAATACCATTCCTTGCTGCATCCGACCTTGGATCGCTCGGGCCCTGGCCTCCTTATCCCGGCGACCAGTCTTCAGATCCTTGAAATACGCCTCAAAGAGCCCCCGCTCTCGAACCCGCTTCTCAAGGAACGGCCCCAGGGCCATCTCGATGTGGCCCCGTTCAATACCGATGATGGAAGGGCGCCACTGCTCATAGAGGTCCAAGATCCGCTCCACGAGCTCGAAGCCGTCATAGCGACCTCGCACCACATCCATCACAAACAACTCATCAAACTCATTGACCCCAACCACCATCCCCACGGAATAGTCATTGCGGTCCTTCTTCCCGATGGCCAAGTCCCAAGCGCAGTAGTAGCGCATCGCCTCTTGGTCAATGTCGTCCGGGTCGTAGTACCGGATCATCTGTCGGGTGAAGTAGTCTCCATCGTCGGCGACGGGGGTTTGCTGATAAAGCGCGGCCCAGTCTCGCGGTCCAACAGCTTTCTGGATGCGGAGCAGGGCGTCTCGGTCGTATCGCTCGGCGTGGAGAGGCTCTCCGGTCTTACGAAACTCCTCATCCTCCTCAGCCAGCGCCGGATAGCGGACCACCTCCCACTGATCACCGCCGTCAGCCGCAGCACGCAGTAATCGACCAGCGAGATCATCGTCATGCCAGCGAGTAAGGATGACCAGAATGCCCCCTCCCGGAGCGAGTCGGGTGTACGCAGTCGACGTGTACCAATCGTAGTTCGCGTCGCGGTTGTTCTGACTCTCTGCGTCATCTCTGTTCTTCACCGGGTCGTCGATTACGAGAACATGAGCACCCTTACCAGTAATACCGCCGCCAACCCCAGCAGCAACATATCCACCACCAGAGGTGGTAAGCCATGCCTCAGCAGACTGGCTGTCCGGGTCCAGCCGCGTTTTGAACATTGACTTATAAGTAGGTTCTCGAAGGAGCTGGCGGACCTTTCGGCTGAATCCCATAGCCAAAGAACCGGAGTAAGAACTCGATATAAACTCGTGCTCCGGGTTTCGACCAAGGTGCCAAGCCGGAAACGCAACCGACGCGAGAGTGGATTTTCCGTGGCGAGGCGGCATAAAAAGCATAAGACGGGGCGAACGCCGCGCCACAACATCCTGAGAAAATTTCTCAAGGCGGCGGCAGATATCCTTATGCACCCAACCAGCAAGGTAGTCAGGGTTAAAGCGCTCCACGAAGGGAAGTAGCCGCTTACGTGCAAGGATTCGTAGGGCAAGCTCTTTTCGTGCTCGTTGCTCAACGGTCTGCCCATCCTCGGAGCTCTGCTCCGTCCCCGGTGCCTCCTCGACCTGAGGCTCCTCCGCCGCATCGGCCTTGCAGTAGACGCATAAGGCACCCACCTCTGCTGAGAACAGTGTCTCCGGTCGTAGCTCCTTGCACCGGATGCACCGCTTCTGAGGCACCTCCACTAGGACGCCTCAGGCTCTAAGTAGTCCGATTTCTGCCCCACCAGCTTCAACAGCTCCTCGTCCGACAGCCGCTCTAGCTGCTTAGAACTGGTGTTGATGTTCACGTTGATTTGCGTCGCCTGATCCGGCGTCGCCAACCCGTGGAGCTTCACCAGGGAATCCACGGTGTTCTTCATCTCCGTCGCGTTCGCCGCAACGTTGTACGCTTCTAGGTACATCTGATGCGCCGTCGTACGGTCAAAGAACACCTCCTCCCGGAGCTGCTCCCGAAAATACTGAAGCGCCTTCTGCACCGACGGGTGCTTCGACGCCTCCAAGGCCGTGTTGTAGGTCGCGTAGCCCGCAGCACGCCCCGCAGCAGCGATGGACATGCCCCGCGCCATCATGAGCACCAGCTTCTCCTGCTGGACCGTCAGAGCATTGAGCGTTAGCCCCATGTATGGCATGTGGGACTGGAACTCGACCCTCGACATGTCCTCAGTGGAGAGATCTGTGATCTCGTTTAGCTCGCTCAACTTCCTCTGCAACCTCGGCATCAAGAAAGACAAAGACTGGGGCGTGTTCCCCCAGCTCATGCGCTCCAATGATCTCCAAGAACTCTTCGAGGTACTCGACCTCAAAACCCATCTGATGGACTAAGGCCAGGGCTAGGGCCCCGTCATAGGCCAGGACCTCGTTCCCATCCCGGTACCCTGTACCAATGACGGCGCTATCCAGCCCTTCGATGGCAACCACCTGCACTTTCACCATTGGCTTCAGATATTAGTCGGACTAATAGTTAATCACAAGAGTAATCGTGAATTGTCTTCACCCACCAGTAGAGCATGTCCGTGCTCAGGGTGTGCTTCAAAAGGTTCACCCGGTAGGCGACAAGCTGCACATTCCCCCTCAGATACCCCCGGTTCGAGTCAATCCGATCCAGGGACGCATTGAACTCCTTCTTCCCGGTGCCATCCGCATGATGCGTGAGGATGACGCCTGATACGGCGCACCTGCCTTGCTGAGCCTCCCAAAGCTCAATCACGTCCTCCGGCGTGATCTCGAAGGCGTGAGTGTCCTTGCGGGCGCTCCTGGCCTTCGTCAACAGCCTACGCAGATACATCTCGTAGGAGCCTGATACGGATTTGTTTCGCATGGTGCCGACACATTCGCGGCACTGGGCGCGAGTCCAACCGTCCTTAGTTGTCTCGAAACGTCCTATTGGAAGCTCGCGCCCGCACGCCTCGCAGGTGCGGTCGGTTTCTTCCATAGCCCCCAGCTCGACATAGAGCAGATGGGCCGACCATAGCAGAGGAATAGGGCAGGGCAATTTTTCTGGAGAAATTTTTTGGAAAATTTTTTCTGAAATCTCTTTCTATTTCACTCTCACACTATCTCCCCACTTGCCACCAGCTAACCCCCTTCCCCCGAATCATGTACCCGGAACCTTGTTTCATGAATCGGCCTTGGAACCTTGTCCCGCAGTAACCCCCTCGCTCCTTCGTCGTCCAGTTTGACTGGGATTCGGAGACAACGACCCGACTAGTCAGGCGGCTTCGCCGCCTGAGGAACACACTAGTCAGGCGGCTTCGCCGCCTGAGGAACACACTAGTCAGGCGGCTTCGCCGCCTGAGGAACACACTAGTCAGGCGGCTT